CAACCTTACCCCTATTAAAATTACAGGTAGTAAAAGATGGTAGAAGTGATTACAATAATTTTATGGAATTATTGGAAACTTCCACCATATTCTTTTCTATGGTTAATTCTGAAACAGGGATACCTAAGATAACTTCAAGACCAGCAGGATTCGTTGAGAAAATATTTGATGACCCAAATGCGGAACCTGAATATTATATTTACTATCAATTTACCAAACAAGACACAAGTATTGAGGGTAGATATGAGGGTCAATTTTTAGTTAAAACATTTGATGGTAATGTCATATTACCAATCAGAGAAAAACTATACATATATGTTCAAGAATCTTTTATTGCGGATGATTTAACATATAATACTTGTTACACATCAACTTTCCCTTGTTGTGGTAATCCAAATATTGTTGAAAATCCAAATGAAAATACAATTACCATTGTTCCACAATATTACTCTGGCTCCATAATCGCGGTATATTACGCAACATCAAGATTTCCGGTAGATACGGATATTACAGTTACGTTTAAAAATGTTTTAGGTGTTACCACAGGCGACCCAATAATTGTTGATTCTTCGGTTTCAATATTTACAGGTAGTAAAGAGGGTATAACTGAACTTATTATTGATGAAGATTCTAATAGATTAAATTTATATACATTATTTTCTGATGTAATAATAACAGATAACGGTCCGTCACAATATGATAACGTTCCTGTTATTGGGGGACCTGTTCGTATTGACCCAATAAATCCAAGAGACCCAATAGGTCCAAGAGGTCCAATTGAAATTGACCCAAGAGACCCAATAGGGCCATTAGGCCCAGGTAATTTAAAATATTTTTCAGCATTTGTTACAAGTTGTTGTGATAATAAGGAAATGTGTATGAATCTTATACCAGCATACATTGATATTCAGATAGGTAATAGTGTTTTAGGTAGTGATGGAATATGTTATACTATTCAAAAAATAGGTATTGTTATTGCAAATGATGCCGCTTGTAGTGAGAGTAACACAATATCTTATGGACAATCATATTATGAAAATTGTAGATACTGTCTTTCGAAATATCCCTGTAATGTGATTAAAGAAACTCCGACACCTACACCCACAGAAACACAAAACCCTTGTTTAATAACACCAACTCCAACACTAACACAAACAAAAAATTGTCAAGCACCAATTTTACAAACAGTATTAAATAGTAGTGGTAATACATTTTTATTATATTTTACAACTATTAGTCCTTGTGAAACAATTATTGTTAATTGGTCAGCGGATAATGTTAATTGGAATAGTAGTACGGGTGATTGTTCATCTCCAAGAAGTATTACAATACCTGGTACATTACCTCCAACAATATATTTTTATATTCAACAGATTAGTAATGATTGTCCACCATTTATTTCAAACACAATAACGTATAATGTTATACCGGTCACTAGAACTCCAACACCAACACGAACTAATACTCCAACTCCAACAGGGACTCCATTACCTCCGGTTTCAGTGTCTTTTGTTGATTGTTGTAATAGTTCAAATATTTTTATGTTATCAGGAATGCCATCATTTGGGTCATCATATGATGGGACATACTATGTTCAAAGTTCAGGTTTTAATGGTTGTGCTACAGTAATTGTTCCTCAAGATAGACCAAGATTAGTATATTCATATATTGGTGTAATCTTACAAAAAAATTGTGAGGGTTGTTTTAACAATACTGACACAGTTTGTCTTACTCCAACACCAACACCAACTCAAACTACTACGCCAACACCAACGGTTACATCATTGTCGTGTGATTTTGAATTTGATACTGTATTATTAAGTCCTACACCAACATCAACTCCAACGACAACACCTACTGTGACACCAACTAAAACACCAACTCAAACTCCGACGATTACACAAACTAAGACGCCAACACCGACTATAACATCTACTAAGACACCTACACCAACAAGAACTAATGGATTAACTGTAACTCCGACTATTACACAAACTAAGACACCTACACCAACTAAAACAGTAACACCAACTCAAACACCAACATTAACTCAAACTAACACTCAAACACCAACTCAAACACCAACATTAACTCAAACTAAAACACCTACACCAACTCAAACACCAACTCCGACACTCGGAGCAATTGTGGTACCTGAATGTTCTGTAATATATGAATCTATTGATGGTCTTTTTTACTCATATAATAGTGACACTAATGTTTCTACTTTATTAAATTTAGGACAGTCACCTAGTGGTGCTTCTGAGGATGTTGCTCACACTACAAATAAATTATGGAAATATGACGACACTCATATTTACGAATTTAACATTACATTAAATCCATTTTCGTCCACTTTTAATCGAACAATTAATATTAATTATACATTAGGAACTGGTTTATGTGCAATTAACGACACTACTTTAATATCGTCAAGACAAGTTAATGGTGTCCCTACTGTAATTAAAATTACGTTAAATAATGACAACACAACAACTGTTGAAAATTTATTTGCGTTACCATCAGGAAGATTGGTTTCGGGTGACTTTGTATACACGACAAACAATAAAATTATAGTTACAACAATCAGGACTTCACCCACCCCTATTGAATATTTTATTTCACAATATGCCTTTACAAATAATGCGTGGGTATTAGAGTTTGACCAAAATATTACAAACACCGCACCATACGCTTTTGGGCTAGCAATAATAAATGGTGGTATTTATATTTTTAGCGGTATAAATCTTAAACAAATTAGTACAACATTCCCATATACAGTTACTCAAGTAAATAATATAGGTAACGGTGTGGCAGGTGCATCACAAGTGCCAAGTTGTTGTAATGTGACATTTAACACAATAACTGAGACTTGTTCTTCTTGTAATATATACGTATTACCTAATAATGGTATTGGTAGTTTAACAGTTGACAGTCTGACAGTTACCACAACATATAGTGGACCAACTTTACTTCAAAACCCATCAACCGCAATTGCGGTAAATTGCACCGCATACGGTAGACCTTTAAACACAATATTGGTAGGTTATAATCCTGGATTATTTACGTATACTTTAAATTTTAATCAACCGGTTAATAATATTAAATTTTTAATTGATGGAGGTGGTGTTAATACACAGCAAGGAGCGATAGAAACATACACTTTTGGAACTAATGTAGGTAATCCAACACTTTCTATTTGTGGGACATCTTGTTCAACTACTGCAAGTGGAAATACAGTATCATTAACTATGGTTAATAGTGTGCCGGGCGCGGCATTAATCCAAGTTAAATCCAATACACCATATACCCAAATAACTATTGCAGGTCTTGGAGTATTAAATGGAGTTAATTTGGCTATTTGCTTAACAACACAACCAGTGTCAATATATCCTGTCAATTATGGGTTGTTGTATAATTGGTATGCGGCGGTAGACCCAAGAAATATTTCGGCAAGTGGATGGGTGGTACCAACACTATCTGATTATCAAATTTTGGCGGATTATTTAGGGGCATCAGGAAATTATGTTTTTAATGTAGTTGGTGGTAAATTAAAAGAGACCGGATTAACTTATTGGATTAGTCCAAATGTGGGTGCAACTAATGAAGTTGGGTTTAATGGTAAAGGAGGTGCGGGAAGAACGACTGGATTTGCACAATTAGGGGCGACTGGTGCTTTATGGACAAGAGATAACCCATTTGCAAATTCAGCATATTTCGCTGTGGTAACAACTTACGTTCAACAATTTGTCTGTGAGAGTAGTGTTACGTACTTTAAAAAAGATGGATATTGTTTAAGATTAAAAAAAATAACTACAACATTAGTTAATGGTCAAACAGGGACATATGTTGGGAACGATGGTAAAATTTATAGAACAATATGTATTGGTACACAAGAATGGTTAGCTGATAATTTGTCTGAAACTAAATTTAGAAACGGAGATATAATACCGTATCACGGATTAAATAATCTAAATAATTTTACAAACTCAGAGTGGGACGCATTAACAACGGCAGGTACTTGTGCAAATGATAATAATCTAAACAATGTGTCAACAGGGTTTACTTTTCCAACTTAATCTATAACCAATAATAAAACAATATGGGAACATTTTTAGAAATAACTACAGGAAATTATAACGGAGAATTAGCTAATATTACTTTTTTACCTTGTTCGGGTGGAAGTATTTTTATTGGTCAAGTTACTTTACCATACTATTATGATAATCCTTATTATTACGGGACATATCAAATCTATATAATAAAATATGATAAATATTGTGACTTATCGATACCTTGTCCGACACCGTCAGTAACATCTACACCAACACCAACACCAACACCTAAAATAAGGAATTTGGCATACAATGTATTGTCTTGTTGTGGTAGACAAACAGGGGTAATAATACTACCGTCAACATTTACGATTGGTTCAACTATTTTAACAACTAGTAAACTATGTATGACAATTACAGGATTTGCCCCAAAAGGTAGTATTCCAAGTTTTACTTGGTCAGGTGTATCATATGATAAAGGTTGTGACGAATGTTTAATTAATTATCCTTGTAATCCTGACCCAAAACCTACACTTACACCAACTAGTTGTAAAGGATGTCAAAGTTATACGTTATATGGTGGTTCAGGTAGAGGTGGTTATACTGAATTTAGTTATATTCCTTGTGGAGACCAAATACCAGTAAATGTATTGTTATATAGGTCTGATTCAGGAACAGAGGATACTCTAACTGTTTGTGCAGAGTGTAATAGTGTTGTGATAATATCCGGTACAGGTAGGTATACTGTGAATGGTGAATGTATCCAACCAACACCTACACCCACCCCAACTCAAACACCGACTCAAACACCCGCAACAAATTATTGTTTACAAATAACTAACGAATCTGGTTGTGGAACTTACACAGTTCCAACTCAAGGAAATGAATTGATTAATGGTAAAAAATATTGGACCGGAATAATTGATGGTAACCCTTTTATATTATATTGGGATAATATTCAAGTTTGTTGGGTTGTTAAAAATACTAATACAAATGAACAATGTTCTAAATTATTTATCAACTCTGAATATCCTGTGGGTGATTACACTCAATGGATTTCAACTCTACCTCCTACGTCAGGTTGTACTTGTTTATCTACAGACACTTACTTTAGTATAAGATTAATCACTTGTCCAACACCTACACCTACACCAACATCTACCGTAACACCAACCATAACTCCAACTAACACATTAACACCGACTCAAACACTTACACAAACAAAAACTCCAACAGCGACAGTAACATCGACAGTAACGGCAACAATAACTTCAACAGTAACTTCAACTCCAACACCAACAGTAACTAAAACCCCTACAACAACTCCTACACCTACTGTTACATCATCACCATTACCTCCAATTGTTGGTTATTTCCAAGATTGTTGTGATAGTAATATTAAATTTAAAGTTGGTTCTTTACCTGGTGGATTAACAATTGGACAAACGTACTATGTAGTAACAAACGGATACACCGGATGTACAACTTTTATATCAGAAACAAATGTTTCTATTCAATATTCAGCAACCACCATTTTAACAAATGAAGGTAATTGTACTAGTTGTAATGTTAAATACTCTATAGTTTGTCCGACTCCAACACCAACACCAACCATAACAAGTACTGTAACCCCAACTCTAACCTCAACACCAACACTTACTCCTACTCAAACAACAACAAATACAATGACAGTTACAATGACACCTACAAACACAATGACAGTTACAATGACACCTACAAATACTTCAACGCCAACACTTACACCAACAATAACACCATCGCCAAGTGGTCAAATATGTATTGACTGTAATGTTTCAGGATATACTTATATAATATCAAACCCTGTGATTTACCCATCACCAAGACCAACAAGAACACCAACACCTACACCAACAAGGACACCGGATAATACAATTTACACAATATGGGTTCATATTGAATAATATAAAAAACAATTAATTATGTTTACACAAGAGATAAAAAATAAATTAAACGAATTATACCAAAACACACCTGATTATGTTGGTGTAGCATATGGTTATAAAACAGTTCAGGGTCTTGAGACATCTAATATGTCAATTGTTTTTACGGTTCCAAAAAAGAAACCATTAAACGAAATACCTCTTGATGAACGTTTACCGGAATTTGTTGAAATTAGTGGAACAATCTATAGAACAGATGTTCTTGAAATTGAGAAAGTTGTTCCAATGGTTGATTCTGTTGTTTGTAATAATCCATTAATTAACCCAAGTTGTTATACTTGGTCACCTTTAGGTAGTGTTAACCCTCCTAATAGAAATACTTTAAGACCATTAGTTGGTGGAATATCTCTGACATCACAACGTTTGTTAGGTTCTGTTGGAACATTAGGTTTGATTGTTGTTGATAGTTCAAGTCAAAAACTTGTGGGTTTAACAAACAATCACGTTGTTATTCAGGATGCGTCTTATACTAGCGAAAGAAATTTAACAGGTCCTATTGTAAATGAATATAAATCAATCGCATATCAAAATGGTGAAATATCAACGCCTGTTGTAGGTAACCAAATTGGTGAAGTAATTCGTTATGTTCCTCTAAAAAATCAACCTGAGTTAAATACTGTGGACGGTGCATTAGTTTCATTATGTGCTAACACCGTTAGTAATACAACGTCTTTTACTCAATTAGGTATTAATTACAGTCAGGCAATGCCGTTTGCAACAACTGCAGAAATTAATAGTTTATTAGTCACCCCAAGAACAATTTTAAGTAGTGGTAGAACGTCAGGTGTAAAATCCGGAGATTGTGGTTTAAAAATAAAACTTTTAGGTGCAACTCAAGATGTGGGGTCATATCCTTTACAGGGTGTTCCTAGAGTAGTTTCATTTAATGATTTAATTGTTTTTACAAGATTAAGTGAAACCTGTAATTTTCCAATTTATAAAGGAGATTCAGGTTCAGTTCTTATTGCAGATTTTGATGGTGTTTTTAAAATAATTGGATTAAACTTTGCCGGGTCATCCCAAGTTCCCGGTTCGACAACACAAATTGGTCAATTTGGTTATGCTTGTAGAATAGATAATGTTGCCTTTGAATTAGGTATTGAATCTTGGGACGGAACCCCTAAAAATACTGTAACAACTATTGAAAAAGTAATAACCTCTGGAGGTAGTCCTAATAAGACAATTATTGTCGATGGTAAAACATATTGGCAAGTAGGTTTATCACCTTATTTAAACTAAATAAACAAAACAAACAAAATAATTTATGCCATTTTCATCATCAATTTGTTTAACTAATATAGGTACATTACCATTAGGTAGTAGTGTAGATATTTATTCTAACTCGGATAGCTACTCGGTGCCATTTCAAACAAATATATCTCTCTCTGTATTAACATCAAATTGTCCATATATTTTGACTAATATACCTGACGGAACCACACAAATTAAATTTCAGGATATTGTGTCTCATTGTTGTTATAACCTTCCAATTTCTAATAATAACTTATGTGATTTATTTGGTATTCAGTTAACCGGTTTTTCATCAACAACAATTAGTCAAATTGTTGCAGGTCTTTTAACTAGTTCTGTTGGTGCAAATATAACTGATTATATTATTGATTGGTATGGACCCGAGAATAATACAACAATTGCGTTTACCTCAGGTTTTGGCACAGCGTTTAATAATATCCCTTATCAACAAACACACCCATTTACAAGACCGTCTGCTCCGGGATATTATATACCAATGATTAGACAAATACGAATTAACGGTATTAATTATTCAATAACAGGTGGAACTGGATTTGTTCAGGCAAACATTAATTGTTTGGGAAATCAAACAGTTGAAGTATTTCCATCAACTTGTTCAGGTAATAGAGAAGAACCTGTATATTATTATCCTGAGTATAATAATTATTTTTTCTCAAGTACCTCGGCAAATAACTCACCACCTGAATCATTATCTATGGGATTTGATTTAGATATAAATTCAAATTATTTTGCTTGGCAATTTCAACCATACACTGTTAATGACACAATTAAAATAACGTTTAACGGGGATAATTATTCAACACCAATTGTTTTAGAGTATTATCAAATAGGTTTTGAATATACAACCACAGATGTTTCTGTTACACCAAAAATAATTCAAGTATATAGTGGGTCAATGTTTAAAAAAATAACAAATATTAGTAATTTTTTAAGAAGTGAGAATGATTTTTTAACAATAGAAGTAACACCAAACCCAACAATAAGTAGAACAAATTGGGCTTTATATTTTAAATGTTTAAACACTTTTGATTGTTCAACTTGTGTGGATTCGTTATCATATTATAAAATTATTGAATCAACTATTAACACAACACCATTATCGTGTAATCAATATGATACTCAATTCTATTTGTCGGGTTGTACATCATCTCAATTATTAAACAGTGATGTGTATAAATATTTAGTGAATTATTCAGGTGTTGTTCCCGTGAGTAATGGAATTAATGGAGCTATTGCATCACCTGATGGTACTATATTTATTAGAGCGGTAAACTCAACAGGTGCGACGTATTGTAGCCAGGCTACTGTTGTATACAACGATACAGGTTGTAGTAGTATACCTGGTGGTATCTCAACATTTCAAAAAACAAACGCTACTGTCGGAGGACCGGGTAATATATATATGACTTTTAGTGATTTATCTGATTTGTCCGTATATTATCAATCATATTTAAATATTGTAAATGCTGGATTAGGGACTCCTTCTGACAACACTAATTTAAATTACTATCGATATTTTACTTTAACAGTCCCAATTATACCATTTAATGATTTGAATAGAACGTGTGCTTCTGACATTAGTAATTCCGCAATTTATGAAATACACACATCTAGTGTTGTAACAACAGGAATTACAAATAGTGTTTATTGGATGAATGTTACAATGCCGTTAATGACAATCGGATTATCATACCCAAATTGTGATTTAAATTGTAATTATCTAATTGAAGCTCTTGTTAATGGTATTAATAATTATTCAACATCAGCATTAAATCAATTTAATTTTACTAGTAATATTAGTGCAAAAAGATTAAATCCATTTAATGCGTATATTCGTATGACATATGAGACACAGGGGGCAAGTTCTGCGAGTCCACAGAGTTCTTTACAATTAACTGATTTAACAAATGACACTATACCGATGACAGGAAACACATACTCACCAATACCTTCATTATCGGCACAAACTTGTGACTTATCAACATATCAAAATATTGGACCTGTATCTGGTATTATTCGTTACAAGAAATTTGCATATTGGTATAGAACCGGGATAACCCCATATAATAACTTAACAATTGAAGTAATATTCCCTAATGGAGGAACAGGTCCTTTAATTTATGAATATAATTTAAACACCAACACCCTTGTTTATATTAACCAAAGTTATTTTATATAATAAACTTCCCTCCCCCAAAAAGGAGGGTTTTTTTTTTATACATTTGACTTACTCAAAGATTTCCAATATATTTATAGAAACAAGACAAACCTGACTTATGTCGGAGCTAATATGTCATTCTAATAAAATATATTTATGGTAACACAAGAAGAAATTAAGGCATTCCTTGAAGGGAATGACCCCGAAGAGCACATAGTTGCTATCGAGTATGATTACGTCACCGACGCAATCTACAAAATCAAAGAAATCCCTGGTCAGGGAAAGATAATCAAAAAAGATACATTTACGGCATTTGCTTGGGTTGGAGACCTTAGAGATTTGAATTTTTATTCAAAATCTAAAGACCAACAAAAAGAGGCGATGAAAAAACACGGAATCATCATTGATAAGTTAGACACCAAAGGTAATGAAAGATTAGAGAAAGGTCTTAAGTTTATGGTTAAATCAATGAAGGGTTATCGTTCACTCATCCAATTCTTTAGAGATGGTGGTGTTGACCCGTGGGGCGAAAAAACAAAAGGAAAACTAACGGTACTTCCACCGGTTGAGCAGTTCCTTATCTCAAGAGAGAAAAGATTATTCAAAGGATATGAGGAATACAACGACATCACCCGACTCGGATTTGACTTGGAGACGACCTCTTTGGAACCAAAGGATGGTCGTATATTTATGATTGGAGTCAAAACCAATAAAGGATATCAAAAAGTTATTGAATGTGCTGACGAAGACCAAGAACGAAGAGGATTAGTTGAGTTCTTCAATATTATTGACGAACTTAAACCATCAATCATTGGTGGATACAATTCGGCAAACTTTGACTGGTTTTGGATATTTGAGAGATGTAAATCTCTTAATTTAGATATCAAAAAAATATCTAAATCACTAAATCCATCAAGACCTATCTCTCAAAAAGATGGTATGTTAAAACTTGCTAATGAGGTGGAAAGATTCTCACAAACTCAACTGTGGGGTTATAATATTATTGATATTATCCACTCAGTTCGTAGAGCGCAAGCAATCAATTCAAGTATTAAATCCGCAGGGCTTAAATACATTACTCAATACATTAAAGCCGAAGCTCCCGACCGAGTTTACATTGACCACTTAGAGATTGGTCCAATGTATGCCAAAAAAGAGGAGTATTGGTTAAATGTTGAAAACGGAAAATATAAGAGAGCCGACAATCCGGACTTCAACAACTTAGACACAAGGTTTCCGGGAAAATACCTAAAGGTAACCGGAGATAATATTGTGGAGAGATATCTTGACGATGACTTAGAGGAAACGTTAACGGTGGATGATGAATTCAATCAAGGAACGTTTCTATTAGCATCTATGGTACCAACAACATATGAAAGAGTTTCCACTATGGGGACCGCAACTCTATGGAGAATGATTATGTTGGCTTGGTCATATAAGAACAACTTGGCAATACCTCAAAAAGAATCTAAGACTGACTTCGTAGGAGGACTTTCAAGACTACTTAAGGTGGGTTACTCCACCAATGTACTTAAACTTGACTACTCGTCTCTATACCCGTCTATTCAGTTGGTACACGACGTGTTCCCCGAGTGTGATGTAATGGGTGGAATGAAAGGAATGTTAACTTACTTCCGTAATGCTCGTATTATGTATAAAAATTTAGCGACCGAATACAAATCAACAGATTCTAAAAAATCACTTTCATACGATAGAAAACAATTACCATTAAAAATCTTCATTAACTCGATGTTTGGTGGATTATCTGCACCACACGTTTATGAGTGGGGGGAAATGAATAGTGGGGAAAGAATTACTTGTACCGGAAGACAATATCTCCGTCAGATGGTAAAATACTTTGTTAAAAGAGGATATACTCCTTTGGTACTTGATACGGATGGTGTCAACTTTAGTTTACCTGAAGGTGGTGTTGATGATAGAGTTTACATTGGAAAAGGATTGAATTGGTTAGTTAAAGAGGGTCAAGAATATAGAGGATATTACGCCGACACCGCAGAATACAATGATTTGTTTATGAAAGGTGAAATGGGGTTAGATTGTGATGGAACTTGGGATTCTTGTATTAATTTAAGTAGAAAGAATTACGCCACGATGGAATCTAACGGTAAGATTAAATTAACCGGAAATTCAATTAAGTCTAAAAAATTACCATTATACATTGAGGTCTTTTTAGATAAAGGAGTAAAGTTATTATTGGAAGGAAAAGGTCAAGAATTTATTGAATGGTATTTTGAATATCACCAAAGAATATACGACCAACAAATACCACTGAAACAAATCGCTCAAAGAGCAAGAGTTAAGTTGTCGGTTGAGGATTATAAAAAAAGATGTGAAATGAAAACAAAGGCGGGTTCGTTAATGAGTAGAATGGCTCATATGGAATTGGCTATAAAACACAATTTAAAGGTATCGTTGGGTGATGTAATTAGTTATGTTAATAATGGATTGAAAGCGTCACACGGGGATGTACAAAAAATAACTAAAAACAATTATACTAAAAAAGCGTTAGATTTGTTCACTTCGGTAAATGGTGTAGAACCTGAAGATAAGTCTACCTCAACAATACAATTAAATTGTTATATGTTAGACCAAACTGAAATTGAAAATAATCCTGACTTAACAGGTGATTACAATATTGCAAGAGCAATCTCAACATTTAATAAGAAAGTTGAACCATTATTAATTGTGTTTAACAAAGAGTTAAGAGAAAGTTTGTTAATTGCTAACCCTGAAGATAGAGGGTTTTTTACTAAAACTCAATGTGAGTTAATTGGTGGTATTCCAAATAAAGAAGCTGACCAAGACACAATTGAGGATTTATTAACAATAACAGATTTGGAATTAAAGTTTTGGGATAGAGTTGGTGTTAGTTCAGAATACATTTATGACTTAGCCGAACCGGGTTGGGAAGAACATATTAATTAAAAACAGAAAAGGTGTCATATTTGACACCTTTTTTTATTCTAATTTTAAACCATCTGAACTCAGAATGTACCAATTCCCGTCAACACGAAAGAACTCAACAGCCGCACCTTTGTCTATTAGTATTTCATCGTATTGTTCATCGATGAGACCCATAAACGGCACAATTAAAACTTTTGTTAAAGCTTTAATTACAATGTGTTCCGTGTTACTTTGGTCTAAAATAATTTTACTATTAGGAACCTCTTTAACCAAAATAAATTCTTCACCGTTTGTTCTATATTCAGGTGTTGTAACTATTTGAATAGGGTTAGAGGTATTTAAGTTGGACATTGACCCATATAAAATATTCCCAATTTTTTTTCTTGTTATAAATGTCATATAAATTAAATTACGTATATTTGTCTTGGCATTGCTCTAAACTTTAATTGTTTGTTAAGATTCTCAGCAATTTGTGCCTCTCGTTCCATAACTTTTTCAGGTTTTAACCTTGTCAATCTTCCTTCAGTACCAATTAATTCTTCAATCAATTTTGTTTTTTCATCTTTAGCTTCTGTCGCTAATGATTGGTAATCCATCGTTAACTCACTATCTGGTGTTTTAACATTACCACTAAATTTACCTCTAACTCTTGATAGAGTTTCTTTAACATAAGCGGTAAACCAACGACGAATCCATACTTGAGCAGGATTATTTAAATCAACCCAATCAATTTCTTCAAATGGGACATCCGATGGTAATTTAATAATGTCCGGATTGTCTTTTAAACATTTATCTCTATCAGCAGGTCCAACATCGTAATACCAATACCACACTTTACCTCTCATTAAATTTGAGTTTCCAAAATCAAATTTACCACCCGGTGTTTGCATTAAATGTAATGCTTTTTTTCCTTCAGGTAAAGCGGTGATTTTATATGTCATATCTCCGGCGATTATTCGTCTTTGAATATTAATTTCTTGCATTCTTAATAACATATCAAAAGCCGGTGCCATAAAGAATGACCCTGTCATCCCCATTTGAGCACTACCACCCGCACCCCCAATACCACCTGCACCTAACGCCCCAAAAGACCAGGGGTCAAATAACAAATTATTAAGGTTAGCTGGAGAATACCATAAAACTTCATTTATTTCTCTTCCCGCAGGAATTTCATAAATTTGTTGATTATGTTCTAATTGTACAAAATCTTTTTTAATTTCCCAATCACCACCGGCTTGTAATCCAACAATTTTGGAATACGCATAAGTGTATCGAGTTTCATAATCTAAACTTTTAGTTATAAATGCTCGAGATAAAGATTGAGTGTCTAAATTTAAGTTCGCCAATGAAGTCCATTGGGATTCAATTAACCAATCCTGAATATACTGTGAATAGTCACTAATAGATAATTCTAATAGACTATCCATCATTTCATCTTCAATTTCAATTGAACGAAGGGGTGCACCTAAAAGGTGTTTAATTCTTGTATATAGTTTGGTTCTTTCCGGTTCTGCGATAACTGCCATATAGATTTGTGTTTCTATATAAATATCATCTAAGAGTATAAATTAAACTTTTTTCTGGGAAAACAAAATTACCATTAACAATTGTGGTATCAACATTATCAAAGATTAATATTTCTTTATTATTTTTGGAGAAAATTAACCAGTCTGTTTTGTATTTTTTAACATTACCGGAACCTAACACAATTATATAGTGATGTTCTTCACTGATAGCATTAAACGGTTTAATTTGTGCGGTTTTAGTTACACCATCAACAATTATCTCACAATCAATTCCATCAATCATATCTTCTCTACTTCCAAGTTTTCCAACAGCATTAACATTATCTTGACCAAATTGTTTTTTAAGGATTTCAACTGTTGTGTCTTCACGTTTTTGACCCCAATTGTGGGTTTGACCTAAAACCATCATAAGTGATTGAAATGTTGATGATTCCGTGTTAAATATTCTTGTTTTATATTGGTCAATTATATTAACAAATTGTTTAACTTGATTAATTTGTTCAGTCGGAGTTATATTTTGAAATGAAATTGGTTGTTGTCTTTGTGAAACTAAAACTTTATTAACATCCCTAAGTAACACACAAAAACAACTGTAATTTGTATTTAGTTTGTTAATTACTGAACGTCCTTCTTGTTCTAAGTTATATATTCCGGACATTTCACCTTCAGCATACGCACCTCTATTATAGTAATTGTCAGGAAAAACGTCTCTTAAAATTCTATTGATTGCGAATTTAAACAAATCTTTAATTTTTGGGTTTGTATTAAAGATTTGTCTTATTTCTTCAACTTTAGACGTTGAACATTTTTCGGCTTTGGATTCTGATAACACTAATGTTATTTTTCTATCCGTTTCATTTTTGTTAATCTCTTCAATTATAAGATTAGCTTTGTTTTCTGTATTTTTCATATAGGCTTGTTTATTATGATAAATATCTAAACAACCAAATTAACCTCGATTGTTTATCTTATTCATAATGTTTGAGATAAAATCTCCTTTATCTTCTAAATCATCCCCCATTACGGTTCCAATATTTTGTTTCTTTTGATTTACCATATCATAAATGATTCCTTCAATTGAGTTATCAAATATTGGATAGTAAACCGATACTGAATTTTTTTGTCCGTATCTGTATGCTCTATCTTCTGCTTGTGCTAAATCACCCGGAACAAATGATAGGTCGTTGATGATTACGGCTTCGGCTGCGGTTAATGTGATACCTACTCCGGCAGCTTTTACGTTACCAACAAAGACTTTAATCTTTTCATTATCCTGAAATTGGTCAACAGCATATTGTCGTTGAGGTTTTGATGTTGAACCATCTAATCTAACCGCTTGTTTTCCAAAATGGTCGGCAATTCTGTTTAATGTTTCAGTAAAGTTGGTAAAGATAATAACTTTTTTGTCTTGTTCCAAAATATTTTCAGCCAATTCTATGGTATCTTTAATTTTTTCTTCGGCAATCACCTGACGAACTTTCATTAATTTACTGAACTGAACCGTTAGAGATGTTGATTCATCAGGGTTCTTATTATACCAATCATAGTATTCACCCATCAATCCTTCATAAAGTTTTGACTTTAATCTTAAATAAACCGGTGTAATAATTTTCTCAGGTAAATCTAACACTTCCGTTTTCAACCTACGTAAAACTTGTCTTGATGTTCTATCTCTTAATTCTTCCAAATTGGATGCCCCGGTCACATTCCATATTTTACGAGTTCCCGCTGTGAATTGATAACCTTGACAGTATCTAATAGCGTAAGCCATCCAATTTTGTGCTACCGGGCTCTCAATAATTGATAATAAGTTGAAATAGTTCATCGGTCGGTTGGTCATCGGTGTCCCGGTCAATAACCAAACTCTTTCACATTTTTTAGAGAAACTATTAACAAGTTTGGTTCTTGCAGCTTGTCCGTTACTTACATAATGGGCTTCATCCAAGATGATTAAATCAAAATTCCCTTGTGTGATTAAAGATTCTGTTTTACCTTTTAAATCGTAAAAGTTTTTAAGAATGTCGTAATTTACAATAACAAAATCGTGTTCTATTGAGAAATTCTTACCTTCGGAGATATAAACACTTCTATCGGTATAATTTTCAATTTCTCTTTGCCAGTTAATTTTAAGAGATGCCGGACAAACAATTAATATTTTCTTTGCGCCCGTCTCTAAAGCGGCAATAATGGTTGCTGTGGTTTTACCAAGACCCATATCATCGGCAAGAATAAACCTTTTAGAACCGGCAAGTTTTTCAATCGCCTCTTTTTGATGTTCTAATGGTGGACGATTAGAGTATTTTGAGTAATCCACAACAATATTCTTAATTGTATGTGTTTTAATCAAAGCACCTTTTGGTAGCCAAAACTCGTGGATAGTTTCATTCTCTAAAACTTTACCCCAAACGTGGTAGGATTTTTCTTTCTCAACTAATAGCTTTTCCACCCATACCTGTTCGGGGATTTTAAGTAATAATTTTTCGTCGGCAATTTTTTTGGCAAAGTAGGGGTCTAAATCAACCCATCGTTTGGCTACCTTAGGTGTAACTTCGTAATAATTTATAATGTAATCACATTGAGCTCTTGTAGGAAAAAATCTTTTGTTAGTTTCCTTTTGATGTTTTAATTTTAGGATATAGTTATTCGCACCCTGATAAGTTTCAAGGAGAGATATTGCTCGTTGTTCTATTGTTAAATTAGAATTTTCAGATGTGTTGTTTTCCAAATTTAATCTTTTAATAGAAATATAACACATTTTATAATATTTATCAATATGAATAATAAAGTACCAATTACAAGAATAGGTAAGTTCTTCGGAGCGGAGGATTTTAAATTAGAACAAGATTTTGGAAGTGAGTGGTTACACGGGGATATGAACTTTACATTAGTTCTATATCGTGTTGATAGATACAAAACCAAAACAGATGATGTTTATGGTGAGACCGTATCTGACGGTATTAAGTTTTTACCTCCGGTTGAGTTTAAAGGATATGTTCAAATTTTAGCACCTGAGAACAAATATTTAGGTAATTCTAAAATAGACCAAATGGAACCGGGTAATATGAAAGTATCTGTATATCAACGAGATTTAGATGAATTGGAAGTGGAAATTAATTATGGTGATTACATTGGATACTACGAAACGGAAGATAAGGTAAGATATTATACGGTTAACAATGATGGAAGGGTAACTTCTGATAACAAACATACAATTGGGGGTTACAAACCATTCTATAGAACAATTATGGCGTCACCGGTTACAAATAACGAATTTAGAGGTCTATAATGAAAGTAGTAATAACAGAAAATAAATTAACTAATTCAATCTATAACTATATTGATGAAACCTTTAACCCAAATAATATGGATTGGGTTTATGGTATGGATGACGGTGAAGATGGTGATTTAGTTGATTATAAAGAAAACAAAAACTTTTTAATTTTTTTTAATGGAGATTGGGAAGGTGAAGAAGATTCTGATTCTGTTTTTCATTATTTTGATGTTGACTTCTACGATAAAAATGATTCTTCACATAAACCTTTTAGAGACAAAACACCAATTTTAGAAGTTTTGAGTGAGTATGGAAGACACTTAGACACTATGTTTGATAACCATTGGCACGAACCAATGAAAAAATGGTTCCAAGATAATTTTAATTTACCGGTTAAAACATTATCAACATATTACAATTATGAAAATTATAATTAAAGAGAATCAATATAAAAAGTTATTAGAAACTATTACCAATGATGAAGAAAAAAATCATATAGGTGATAGAGTTATGGTTTATTATAATTTACATAAACACACATTTTCAGTAAGTCGTGATGGTAGAGTTATTACTCACGCTGACTATGTTAAATTAGTTGATGTTGAATTTAGAGTTAGGCAAGGTGGTAGAGACAAAGTATTACAAGACAAAAGAAAAAATGTTCATTCATTTGTTATTGGTTATTTAGTTGATTATTGTAGTTATCCTTGTAAAGATATACCAAGTGAACCTAATAACAATATTGTGACTTATAACCCATATAAGTATAATTCATTTGTTATGAAAGATACTGAAAAACCAATATACCAAGCAAGTGTGGTACAAATGATAAATTCAAGAAACAAAATATTTATAACAAAACAATAAAATGGGTTTACCAAGTAAAATAAAAAAAAATATACCACTAACGGAGTCCAAAACTCTTTTACCAAGAAGACGCGAACTTTTGGATAAAATCAATAAAGACGGAACATATCTTCCAAAATCTTTATTGCACGCCGACTTAGATAGAGGTTTTTTAGATTTTGTTAAAGACGACTTAAAAGTTGTTATTGAAGGTAAAACAATCCCGACCGTTGATATTTTAGTGACAACACAGAATTGGGTTCAATTTACCGAAACTTGGAATTTTCAAAATATAGATAAAAATACTGAACCCCCATTTATAACTGTTGTTAGAACTCCTGAAGTAAAATATGGTAGTAATCCGGCTCTTGTATACAACATTCCTAATAGAAAACAATATTTTTATGCACAAGTGCCAACTTGGGATGGTCAGAGAAATGGTACGGATATTTATACAATACCACAACCGGTTCCGGTAGATATTACTTATTCGGTTAAGATTATTTGTAATAGAATGAGAGAGTTAAATAAACTTAACCAAATCATTTTAGAAAAATTCGCATCCAAACAAGCATATGCGGTAATTAAAGGTCATTATATTCCTATTGTTATGGGAGGTATTACCGATGAATCAGTGTTTGATGTTGAAAAACGAAAATATTATATTCAAACATATGAGTTTACTATGTTAGGATTTTTAATAGACGAGGATGAGTTTGAAGTTGCTCCAGCAATAACTCGAGTATTAACCTCAGTTGAGTTTGACCCTAATAACCCTAAAAGGGGAAGAAAAAATAATGAAGAAAGTAAAAGTTTTCAAACAGATGTATTGTTTGTCATAGGAAACGACACGTTAAGTCAAAAAATAAATTACACAGTTGATATAAGAGTTGGTAATTCAACTAATATAGATAGTTTTGATGTGTATATTAACGAAGACTATTACGGGACTGATTTAACGTTAATACAAATCAACACAAATGATGTGTTAAGAATTGATGTTGTTAAAAACGATAACAGTAAAGAAAGTACTATCCAATTATTAGATTTATTACTTTAATCCTCACCATAGACATCTTTCTTTGTCTTACATTTCTCAATAATTAGTCTTTCCAAGAACCGATACATTTTAATACCCCTCTTTTCACAGTAGGTTTTAAGAATCTCGTGTGTCTCCACCGATATCTTTAAATTTTTAATCTTTTTGATGTCTTTATCCATAAGTAGAAAAAAGGCAGAAAATAATCTACCTAAAATATAAATAGTTGCTACGAAGTAAAGTATTTTGATTTTTTTTTAATATTTATATATAAAATAAATTAATAAACAAAACAAACTAATGGCAACAAACAGTAAAGTATTCGTATCTCCTGGGGTATATACATCCGAAGTTGATTTGAGTTTCGTAGCACAGAGTGTGGGTGTAACCACATTAGGTATCGTTGGTGAGACCCTAAAAGGTCCGGCATTTGAACCTATCTTTATACGTAACTTTGATGAATTCTCAACTTATTTCGGAGGTACTTCTCCTGAAAAGTTTATAAATACACAAATCCCGAAGTATGAAGCTTCGTATATCGCAAAATCTTATTTACAACAATCTAATCAATTGTTTGTAACAAGAGTATTGGGATTATCAGGATATGACGCAGGACCATCTTGGTCTATAAAAACGGTAGCGAACGTTGATAAAACAACAGTAGATTTTTATTGTACAAGTTTTGTAACAATTGATTGTCAACAAGATTGTGACGCATTTTTAGAATATACCTATAACATTCCTTTTTCAGGGTGTGATAATAGTATAGATTCAATAGTGTTTGGTGCAATAACTGGTGACGATTCAATTATATCAGATAAATTTACATCTTCGTATAGTAATTTTGATGGAACAACATCAACTATTTCTACCGATGTTAAACAACAAATTTACAATGTAATTTTATCATCAACAACATTATCTACATCGGCAACGTCAATTAACGTTTATGGTGCAATTTTAGGAACAGACTATTCTGATTTATTATTATTAAGTGGTTATACTGGTGTTACAAATGTATTTAACATTAATAGTGTTGATTCAAGTGTTTGTGATTACACGTCACCTGATACAGATGTTTGGTATTACTCAATGTTTGATAATAATGGTAATTTTAATTACAGTGGTAGTTCATTCTATAGTGTTATTGATAATTTAGTTCAAACAAGTACATCATCTAATTGTGCTAGTTTTAATAGTTTTAGTGTTAGTGGATATTCAGCGAATATTAATTATAATACACAAACAATTAATGTTTATTTACCTCAAGGAACCGACCTAACAAATATTATTGCCGATTTCAGTGCTTGTACAAGTAGTGTCGTTATTAATTGTGTTGACCAAGTAAGTGGTGTAACATCTAATGATTTTTCAGCAACAGGTTGTTTAGAATATCAATTAGTTTCGGAAGATTTAACTGTTTCTACATTGTGGAATGTTTGTATGATTGAAATAGACGTTTGTAACCCTGCAACAACAGGACACACCGGTTCTCAATCTATTGGTAACATTAAAACTTGTTTTTCTGGTAATGTTACCGGAAAAATTTATGTTTACACGGGAACATCTTATACAGACTTTGATGACGTAGTTATCACAACTTTACGTTCAAGAGGTTTATCTACTTATAGTACATCATCTGATGGTCCAACTTACGAAGTGAGTGGTTTAACTGACGTAACATTAAATTGTTCAGGGAACTATTCAACTGTTAAAACTAACCCATATTCAGAATTTGGTATTAATGTTACGGATAAAAATGGAAATACTTTCTTTTTTGAAACATCTCTTAGTGAATCAGATTCAAAAAACATTAGTAAAGTTTTTGGAATATCTAATTTTGGTAAACCAAGAACAACAGTTCCATTATTTGTTGAAGAACACTTCCAATCATTATTAAACTACGCATATAACAAAGGTTTTATTAAAGGATTAAATTGTGATTTAACCGCGTTACCTAGAGCGAGTAATGATAATAACGATTCGTCTTCTATCGCATTTTATTTAGAAAAATATCAAACACCGGTATCTCCGTGGGTTGTTTCTGAGTTAAGAGGTAGTAAAGTTTTCAATTTATTTAGATTTACAACAATTTCCGACGGTGATGACGCAAATACTCAAGTTAAAATATCTTTAGTTAATATGTCATTTTCTAACCAAACATTTGACGTATTGGTTAGAGATTTCTTTGATAGTGATGCTAATCCAATTGTTATTGAAAAATTTACAAATTGCTCAATGGACCCAAATAGTAATTCATTTATTGGTGTGAAAATTGGTACAGTTGATGGGGAGTATACATTAAACTCTAAATATATAATGGTAGAAATGAATGAAGATGCTCCGACAGACGCACTTCCTTGTGGATTCCAAGGATTCAAATTTAGACAATACGGTACATCTCAATCACCATTCCCTATTTATAAAACTAAATATGACTTTCCTGGTGAGGTAGTGTTTGACCCACCATTTGGTAATGCTTCAGGTGGTAATGTAACACAATCAAGTCCTGGTGATAATGTTCGTAGAACTTATTTAGGTATTTCTACAGGATACGGTGCAGGTTACGATGTTGACTTCTTTAGCTATAAAGGAAAACAACTTCCATTAGATTTATGTAAAGAAAGTGATTACGCTCAATGGAATGTTCAAACAAGAGGTTTCCATATGGATATAAATGCGGCATCAATCATTTATCCGGGAACAGGTAAACCTGAATTCTTTGTTGGTTCAGCACCATTTGTTAAAGACCCTGAAAGTACTGCAAACCCATACTATTTTATTTACGCACGTAAATTCTCATTATTAGTACAAGGTGGTTTTGATGGTTGGGATATCTATAGAGAATCAAGAACTAATACAGATAGTTTCAAAATTGGTAAACCTCAATTCTTAAAAGGTTTCTGTCCTGATTTTAGATACCCTTCAGCAACAGGTTGGGGTGCGTTTAAACAAATTACAGTTGGAGATAATAGTCAAGATTTTGGTAATTCAGATTATTACGCATACTTATTAGGTCAACAAACGTTCTCAAACCCTGAGGCTGTAAATATTAATTTATTTGTAACACCGGGTATTGATGCTGTTAATCACGGTGACTTAGTTGAGAGCGCAATTGATATGATTGAATTTAATAGAGCGGATTCGTTATATATTTGTACAACACCTGATTATAAAATGTTTGTACCGTCAACAACTAATCCAACGGATTTAATTTATCCACAAGAAGCTGTTGATAATTTAGTTAATATTGATTCTAACTACACCGCAACATATTACCCTTGGATTTTAGTAAGAGATAGTGTAAATAATACACAAATCTATTTACCACCAACAGGTGAGGTTGTTAAAAACTTAGCGTTAACAGATAACATTGCGTTCCCTTGGTTCGCAGCGGCAGGTTACACAAGAGGTATTGTAAACGCAGTTAAAGCGAGAAAGAAACTTACTCAAGAAGATAGAGACGTACTTTATCAAGGACGTATTAATCCAATTGCTACTTTCTCTGATGTTGGAACAGTTATTTGGGGTAATAAAACTCTACAAGTGGCTCAATCAGCACTTGATAGAATAAATGTTAGAAGATTATTACTTCAAGCTCGTAAATTGATTTCAGCGGTATCTGTAAGATTATTGTTTGAGCAAAACGACCAAAAAGTAAGACAAGACTTCTTAAATGCGGTTAACCCTATCTTGGATGCGATTAGAAGAGACAGAGGTTTATATGATTTCCGAGTAACAGTTTCTTCTGATACTGCTGACTTAGATAGAAATCAGTTGACAGGTAAGATTTATATCAAACCAACCAAATCGTTAGAATTTATAGACATTACGTTCTATATTACTCCAACCGGAGCTTCTTTCGAGAATATATAATAATAAAAATTATGACCCATTGTAATAGTGGGTCATAATTAAGCCTTAATTTAAATGTATGTTAAAAAATAAGATAGTCGAAGGTATTGATGAATTTGGAGCACCGGATGAAAAATATTACGCATTTGATTGGGATGACAATATTGTCTCAATGCCAACTAAAATATTGTTAAAAGACGAAGAAGGGGATACTGTAGGAATGTCGACAGAAGATTTTGCAACATATAGAGAAGAAATTGGTAAAGAACCTTTTGAATTTGATGGTCACAAAATTGTTAGTTTTTCAGATGAACCATTTTTTTATTTTGGTGTTCAGGGGGACAAACAATTTATTATTGATGCTATGACTGCTAAACCAGGTCCCGCTTGGAATGATTTTGTTGAAGCAATCAATAATGGTTCAATATTTTCAATTGTTACGGCAAGAGGGCACACACCATCAGTTTTAAAAGAGGCTTGTTATAATTATATTATATCTAATTATAATGGTATAGATTCAAATGAATTAGTTAAAAATTTAGAAAAATACAGAGATTTAGCTGACGAGGACAATATATCTAAAAGAGAGATGATTAGAGAATATTTGGATTTATGTAAGTTTTATCCAGTAACTTATGGTGAAGGTTCTGCGACTAATCCGGAGGAAGGTAAAATTAAAGCGTTAAATGAGTTTGTTAAATATGTTAAGGATATGTCACAATATATACAAAAACACGCTTATTTAAAAAATAAAATAAATAATTATTTTGTCCCTAAGATAGGTTTTTCAGATGACGACTTAAAAAATGTGGATGTTGTGAAAAAACATTTTGAGCAAGACCCAGAGAATATTATTAAAACGTATTCAACGGCTGGAGGAATAAAAAAAGAATATTAAAATAATTATTATAATAAAAACTATTTAATAAATAAAAACTATAAAATAAATATTAATATAAAAACTAGGATTTCTAGAATGATAAATATTTTAATTTTAAAAGTCAAGTGATAAAAATTAAATAGGTTATATTTATAATAAACAAGATAAAAAATAAAAATTAAAAAACAAATAGACAATGGCTGATTTATTAATGAAAATGCCCATACCGTATGAACCAAAAAGACAAAATAGGTTTATTGTACGATTCCCTTCTTCTTTAGGGATTAACGAATGGTTCGTAGAATCGGCTGCTAGACCACACATAACGATAGCTCCGGTGGCGATACCTTTCTTAAATACTGAGACATATGTTGCAGGACGTTTTACTTGGAGTACTATCCCGGTTAAATTCAGAGACCCAATTGGTCCTTCAGCGTCTCAAGCTCTTATGGAGTGGGTTCGTTTATGTGCGGAGTCTGTAACAGGACGTATGGGGTACGCAGCGGGATATAAAAAGAATGTTGACCTTGAAATGTTAGACCCAACAGGTGTTGTTGTAGAAAAATGGATATTAGAAGGAACTTTCTTATCTGATGTTAACTTTGATTCGTTGGCTTATGGTACAGATGCTTTAGCGACTATATCTACAACTTTACGTATGGATAGATGTATATTAGTTTACTAACATTGTAATAAAAACAAAATTAATCCCACATTAGTGGGATTTTTTATTTATAATACTTTATATAAATTTTTAACTAACTATTATTTATAATAAAAACAAAATTATATGGAACAAGATATTGTAAATGCTGGAACCGAAAATTTCAACTTACCACACGATGTTGTACAATTACCTTCAGGTGGGATTTTTTATAAATCAAAAAAGAAATCAATAAAAGTAGGTTATTTAACAGCAACAGATGAAAACTCGTTAATGTCGGGTCAAGGAACTAATGATAACATTATTATGTCATTACTTAGAAATAAAATGTATGAACACGACCTAAGACCGGAAGAGTTAATTGACGGGGATGTTGAAGCAATTTTATTATTCTTAAGAAACACATCTTTTGGACCTGAATATACTGTAAGTTTAACCGACCCTCAAACAAAAAAACCTTTTTCACATTCGGTTATTTTGGATGAATTAGATATTAGAAAAACTGAAGTTAAACCGGATGAAAATGGGTTATTTACAACAAAATTACCAAAATCAGGTGTTACTGTTAAATTAAGACCGTTAACATATTCAGATACTTTGGAAATAAGTTCAATAGTTGATACTTACCCTGTTGGTAGAACAGCACCAATAGTTACACTTAGATTGATGAAACATATTGTGGAATTTAATGGTGATTCCGATAAATCAAATATTGCATTATTTGTAAGTACTCTACCAATTATGGATTCAAAATATATCCGTAAATTTATTAGAGATAACCAACCATCGTTAGAATTAACGAGAGCCGCAATCGCCCCATCAGGAGAAAAGATATCATTTGAGATATCGTTTGGGGTGGAGTTTTTTCGGCCTTTCTTCTAATCACAGACAACTTCTGATTGAAGAATATTACTTTATGGCGAAATTTATTAGAACTTCATATACTGAATTCTTTCAAATTCCGACATATGTTAGAAAATACCTTATAGATAGGATAATTGAAGATAATACACCAAAGACGTAATTTAAAACTACTCTTTGGTGTATTTATGTATAAAACACATTTGTTATGGCAGGAGAAGAAACCGGTGGAATAGGTGATATGGCGGGAAAAATGGGGAAAGAATTAGGTAAAGCATTTACCGATAATTTTAACCCTGCTGTTATTCTAGATACGTTAAAGCAAGTTGATGATGGTGCGGCTAAAGTATTAGGTACGTTTGGTGCTAGTAGAGAGGCGGTTGCTGCTATTAGACAAAACCTTGCAAACGCAATACCCGATGTAACTGAATTAGGGGGAAATTTTCAAACTATTGTAGATATTCAACAAAGTGTTTCGACTACATTAGGTAAAAATTTGGTATTATCCACAGATGCTTTTAAGGATATGTATGCAACAATGAAGGCTTCCGGTCAAGACGCGGGAACCATTACTAAATCATTTAAAGATGTTGGTATTTCTGTGTATGATGCAACCAAACAAATGGGGGATGTTGTTAATATTGCGAGAGCGTCAGGAGTTAACGCAAGTGCGGTTTCAGGACAAGTGTTACAAAATATGGACGCTCTTAACAAATATAATTTTGAAGGGGGAGTTCAAGGATTGGCAAAAATGGCGGCTCAAGCAACAAGTTTAAGAATTGATATGAAAGACTCGTTGGCTTTTGCTGAAAAAGTTTTTGACCCTGAAGGGGCTATTAATATGGCGGCGTCAATGCAACGATTAGGTGTTGCTCAAAGTGATTTATTGGACCCGTTAAGATTGATGGACTTGGCACAAAATGACCCTGGTGAATTACAAAATCAGATGTCAAAAATGTCTCAACAATTTGTCCAATTGAAAAAAGACGGAACCGGTTTTGAAATTATGCCGGGGGCTAAACGTCAAATGAGAGAGATTGAAAAAGAGATGGGTTTACCATTGGGTCAATTATCTAAAATGGCGTTAGCAAGTGCTGATTTGGATGATAAGATGAAGAAGATTAAATTCCCTGCGGCAACTGACGAACAAAAGACTATGATTGCCAATATGGCGGAAATGAAGGGTGGTCAATATGTTGTTAATTTTACTGATAAAGATGGTAAAGCTCAAGAAAAGGCGGTATCTGAATTAAATTCAACAGATTTAGAAGCGTTAGTTGAGGCGTCAAAACCAAAAAGTATGGAGGACTTGGCTAAAGGTCAATTAAATAGTTCAGAAAGAATTGAGAAGATTTTAGAATCTATGTCAAAAAGACTACCGGCAGCCATTGCGGGAAGTAGAGGTGGTAAAGCGATTACTGAAGCACCAAGAGAAATAGTTGAAGGGTTAGGAACAGTGGCAAAAGGTGTTACGTCTAAAAAAATTGGTCAAGGTTTGGATGAAACAACAGATATTGCTTTTGATGTTTTAAATAAATTTGCAAAAGGAACGGGAACAATGGCGGATGTTACAGAGTCTTTCTCTAAAATTAGTGAAAACACTAAAACAGCTTTTGGAAGTACTTGGACAGAGGCGATGGGTAATGCTAAAGTTGCTACCGATAATTTAGGTAAATCTCAAAATGGAATTATTCAATTACTAAATAATAGTATAGGAACATTAGGGAAATCTTTAGGTGTTAGTAGTGCGGCCGCTAAATCAACAACCGCAACCGGGTCGCAAAAACTTAAAGTTGATAATTTTATAATTGAAACACACAAACAAGACGAATTAAAATTGGTTGGTGGTACTGACTTATATGGAGGTAAATCAAGTGGTGGTCAAGGTAGTTCAGAACCTATCGTAGTTCAAATGAACTTTAGTGTTGATGTTAAAGGTGATAATATAACTGAACATCAATTTATGGAAGTATTAAATAAAACAGGTATTAAGGAATCCTTAACAAAAACTGTTACAATGGAACTAAATAAAAATTCACCAGAATCTAGTCCTCAAAAAATAATGAACAATAATTTTAAAAAATAGGTGAGAATCTATTTATTATAAAAGAATAAAATATGCCAAATAGTCCATTATCATTTGCGTCTACATCATCGTTTAGAAATACTTTATTAAGTAAAAATTTAACTCCATATGGTGTTACAGGTGTATATACACCCCCATCGTCAGATTTAGATACAGAGGTTGTGTTAAGTTCATTTAATGTGATTGACTCTCCAAATGATTTAATAGGTAACGACCCTTTTGCTGCACAATTATATCCATTAAACCAATTTGGGCCAAATGGTGGGTACAACACTACTTTAGATTATAATGGAGTACCGTTACCGGTAAATTCAAATCAGGGAGAATATAGTCCGGATGATACAGCGTTAGATTTAGTAAATGAATTTTTTATTGATAGTGCCTATGTAAGTAATTATTTTGGGCCTGTTGGGGGTTACAATGATATGGTTGATATAACCAATGACGGTACTTTAGGTTCCCCATTACACATACCTTACAATTCAAATTTTGTACCTTCAACTTACTCACCATATAGTATTTTATTAAATGACAATCCAACAGGAGACAATGGTTCATTATCTCAGGATTCTTATATGGCTAGGTTGGCAAGTCAAAAATTAAAAGAATCGTTCCAATACAGAATTAATCGAGAAATTCAGATTAATACGGTTGGGATGGTTAATTTACAATCATTACAAGACCCTTTTGAAGCGAGTTTACTTATTTCGGGACAACAACCTTTAATATATAAAGATTGGACAATTACAGTACCTGAAAACCCTATTGTTGGGGTGGTTGATTTAGTAACTAAGTTAGCTGGTGCGTATTGGCCGGTTTCATTAATTCCGGGGGATTATTTTGACGATAACACAAAAAATGGTCAAACACCTCAAACTTCAAATGCGTTAAATGTTGCGAATCAATTAACGGGGGGTTTATTATCACCGATATTAAATAAAAAAAGAAATCCTTCTGAAATATTCTTAGTTAATACGGGGAATGGACAAAGGTCGGCATTATTCAATAACCTTGAATATAACAGATATCAACCAGCGTATAATGGTCAATACGGTGGGTTATTAGGTATTGGTCAAGCAATATTTGATGCGGTATTAAATAGTAATGGAACTTTAGCGGGTGGTTATTATGTTGGTAGTAAAACGGCTGAACCATCATCAATAACTTCACCAGCAAATCAAGTTCCGGTAAACGCTTTTGGTCAACAAACGGAAGCTCCTGTATATGGACCTTCAGAATTAGGTATTTTATTTGAGGGAAATTCTGATTTACTTAATTTTGGTTTAGCCGCTAAATCGTCAAGCGATGGTGGTAGTTTAGATGGTGAATTTGTTTGGACATCACCAAAATATAAAGGGGCTGCGGGGTATCACGCAACACCAGGTGGCGGAAAAGGTTCTATAGACACAGGATTCAATTTAATTAGTAGTGATTATACTCAAGATGAATCAACAAATATTGAGTTTAAAAAAACCTCAATTTTAGATGAAACTCAAAGATTAGTAAATTCTGCCGATAATGTTCAAGGTATAACAAGACTAAAACACGTTGGAAATGCGATTAACCAAGTTAGTAAGGTATTCCACGATGGTTATAAAGAAATGACTAAAGGTTCACAAGTTGTTTCTTACACAGACCAAACAACCGGTGGGGAAGCCGGTATTGAGTATTGTCGAGTGTTTGCGAAGGATACTCCGTATTATACTTACGCGGATTTACAAAAAACTGAAGGTATAACAACATCAGGAAGAAGATTTACAAATTCTGTCTTAGATAATACGTATAACCTTAATATTGCTCCGATGAGAAATCCGGGTTCAACAAATATTGTTCCGGATAAAGACGAATCGTTTGATTTATTGGGTAGTGGTCAAGGCGGTTATGCAAAAAAATATATGTTCTCAATTGAAAATTTGGCTTGGAGAACATCAAGTAAGCCTGGTTTTACTTATGATGAATTGCCTGTTTGTGAAAAAGGGCCAAACGGGGGTAGAGTTATGTGGTTTCCACCATATGAACTTTCTTTTACTGATAGTAGCACCGCAAGTTGGAATCCAACATCATTTTTAGGTAGACCCGAACCTATTTTCACATATAAAGACACTAGAAGAAGTGGTACGTTAAGTTGGAAGATTATTGTTGACCACCCTTCTATTATGAATACGATTGTTGAAAAACAATTAAAAGGTCAGAAAAAAGATAGAATTAATTCAATAATGGATTCATTTTTTGCTGGTTGTGTGAAATACGATATTTATAAATTAGCTCAAAAATTTAACACAATTCCGATTAAGGATTTATATACTTATCAAAAAATATTAACAAACCCAAAAGTAAATGAGAGTCAAGTTAAGGCTGTTGTTGCTGAAAAAGGGGATGATAACACTATTAATAATAAAGAAACACCACAAACAAATCCGGATACAACAATTGCGGATTTCCAAAATAGATATAAAGAATTTGCGTTTTATTTTGATAATGATATTCCTGGCCCACCTAAAAAAGGTTCGACTACGGCAAGTAGTGCGTATCTTAGTGATTACAACACTTATGTTGATAATATGAATATTGGTAGATATCAAGCAATGGCTGATGGGGTGTTTAATGCGGGGTCAAGTAGTAAAAATACAACAGAATTTTTTAAAAATGTAATAATTGAAAATTTTAAATTTATTACACAGGGGGAGAAAAACTTCTTTACGGATGCTCTTAATATTCTAAAAAATAAAAAAGGGTCAATTGTTATTGATATGATTGCCTCAGCATCTGCTCCGGCATCAAAAAGTTATAATGAGGATTTATCTAAAAGACGATATGATTCGGTTATTAATTTTTTAAAGACATTTCCTGTTGGTGCGGACACATTAGCAAAATATATTGATGATAAATCATTAACAATAAACACTGTTGCTGCGGGTGAAACAATTTCTATACCTGTTAGTCCATTGGGTTTAGGTGCCCAAGTTAATTGTACTAATGACATTAATGCTCAAATTACTCCTAATCAAGCAACTAATAAAGTTGCTCAAGTTTTCTCAGTAAACGCAATGGCTTGTAGACGTGTTAAAATTCAAAACATTAAAGTAACACCGTCTCCAACACCAACACCGGTACCGGACCCACCTAGAGTTGTTCCACCAACAACAGGGGCTACAACACCACCTGTTGAACCAATTGTTACTATACAACAAAAAATTAAGGAAGGTATTACTAAAAAAATTATTAGACAAATGTTATCTGAGTGTGATTATTTTGAAGCAATTAAGGAGAATTCACCAATGGTTTATGATTCAATACAGGATAAAGTTAAATATTTTAATCCAGCTTTTCACTCTATGACACCTGAGGGATTAAACGCCCGTTTAACGTTCTTAAACCAATGTGTTAGACCTGGTGAAACAATTCCTGTTATTGGTACAGATGGTAAACCAAAATACAATGACGCCTCAAATACCGCATTTGGTGCACCTCCTGTGTTAGTTCTAAGAATTGGTGATTTTTATAATACTAAAATTATTCCAAGTACGGTTAGTTTTAGTTATGAACCATTACTTTTAGATATGAATCCTGAAGGAATCGGTGTTCAACCAATGTTGGCTAAAGTAACAATGGCTTTTGATATGATTGGTGGTATGGGTCTTGCAAAACCGGTTGAAGAGTTACAAAACGCATTATCGTTCAATTATTATGCAAATACTGAAATATATGATGATAGAGCAACAGCGACAGAAGATACAAGTGCATTAGATGCTCAAATGGTACAGTCAATTGTTGGTACTCAACCAACGGTTAGTTCGAACGATGTTAATAATCAACAAACAAATGACGCGGGAACAACTATTGGTGATATTATGACAACAGTACCAAACGCTGATGGTGATACTGGTGACATTAACTATAAATCAATAATGGATAAATTATTGGAAGTTACTAAAGAGTATTACACTAACATTGTTAATCAAGCGGAAAGCACAACAAAATCTTATAACGATGGAATTTGGCAATTAATGTGTAAAACAAGACAATATATTAATGGAGATTTTACAATACCAAACCAACCTCAAAAAGTTACTATTTTTGGTAAACAATCGTTCCAACCAAGTGTTGATGAATTATTTAATAGTGTGATTGCGGATATTGATAGCGGTACAAACATATTAATAGTTGGGTTAAAAGCATTACAATATAATGATGAAACAGTTATCAAACGTGTTAAAGACAATTTAAAAAAATATGTTAATGATTATAAAAACGATTTTAGTAATGGTATTACTCAAATCGGTAATAATATTACTCAACAAGAACAAACAATGGTTCAAGTGTTTAGAAAAGTTAATTTAGTAACAACATTAACAGATGGTCTTATTATTGATAATTTAGGTCCTAAAATATATAGTCTTTCAGGTACATCTGAGGTTGATAAAGCAAGTGATGGTCCACCATCAAATACTTATGAAGAATTATGGAGAGATTTTCAATTAGTTGGTGCTAGATTAATGAAATATGGTGATTTCATTAGTAATCCAGCACAAGGTATTATACCAGGAAAAACATATGATAAACCGGGAAGTTTTACACCAAGTTCAACATCATTTGATGAAACTAACTTAAGTGATAAAAGTTTCTTTATGGTTATGGCTCAAATTTTTAATAATAAAAATAAACTTCAAAGTTTTAAAACAACTATTATATCAGGTGAGTTATCTAAAATAACTTCACCAAGTAGTTTAACAAAACAATTTGATAAAATATGTGACACATTTAAAGATAGGGTTGATAATGAATTAAAGGCGGAATCAAAACGATATGTTAGTATTAAGAAAAATGCTGAGTATGTAACATATCTTAATACTAGTGCTTACAATAAAGGAAAATCACGTAAATTTACATATACGACAACACCGAACTCAACAACAATTGCAAAACAAAGTGCTGATTTACAATTATTATATAAAGGTAATAACAATGGTGATAAAACTATTTGGACAGATAAAACACAATTTAATTAAAAATGGCGGGAAGACAAAATTACAACAGGTATAACGAATTTTTATTAAATGGGAGTCAAACTATTGTTCCCCACGTTCCATTGCCAAGTAAATCAACAGATAAAAGATATATCTATAAATTAGGACAATCTCGAATGGATAAAATCTCACAACAATACTATAACTCACCTACATTTGGGTGGTTAATACTTGCTGCAAATACGGTATATGGGTGTGAAGAATGGTCTATTCCTGATGGTGCTATCTTGACTATTCCATTTCCTTTAGTAGCTTCTCTACAAGATTATAAAAATGAATTAGATAATCACTTCTTTTATTATGGTAGATAGGTCAGAAAATATATTAGTAGAATTCGATTACAATAATATAACAATTGTAGACCCAAATAAGGTTGTTGATGCTGATAATAATGTAAAAGAAAGATATGTTCGTCAAGAAGATTTGGTGATGTATGCAAACTTAGAGTGTAATTTATTACCAAGAACTAAGTTGGCTATTGGTACCGCAAATAATGACTCAATTAGAACAGTTTCTATTGCCAAGATTAATTTTTTAAATCCTGGTAATAAAGGTAAGTTAGATAATTCATATACTGATGAATTAACAGGTAAAGACACTATTAAAGGTAACGGTGTTAATCAACCAAAACTAAACTCAATACAAAATCCAAATAATAGTGATGATTATTATATAACTCAAACAATGAACTCAAATGGTAAGGCGGGTTCTGTTGATAATGGGTTATTAGGTATTGTCTCAATTAGTATTCGTCAAGGGTTAGATTTTTTACCAACAATCTCTATGAGATTAGTTGATATTAAAGGAAGAGCCTTATTTGAAGGTGGGGATAACTCACCATATGCCGCCTTCTTTAATTTACCATATCCGTTGTTTTATTTAACAATTAAAGGTTACTATGGTAAAGCAGTTAGATTGGGGTTAATGTTACAAAACTTTACAACAACATATAACGCTGCCGATGGGAATTTCAATGTAGATTTAACTTTTTATACCTACAAATATACAGTTTTGACTGAAGTTACTATGGGAGCATTAATGGCGACACCACATATGTACCAATCAAGATTAAAAATTCAAACAACTAAAGGTGGTGGTTCAAAATCAAAAGTTGAAGATTTAGTTGTTGAAAGAGGATATCAAAAAATTAGAGAATTGTATAGTGAATATAAATCAAAAGGTATGATACCTGATGATTTTCCGGAGATTACTTTGATGCAAATGAAAGAAAGAATTGAAAATTTTATTAAAAATATTCTTGATTCATTCACTAAACAAAATTTGGACCCATTAACGGATTTAGACACATATAATAGTAATTTACAGGATTATCAAGGTAATGTGTTTTATTATACACCACAATCTTGGTTTAATACCTATATGGATACTGAGAATTTTTTCATTTTAAAAACGGGTGGTTCGAGAGTTTACACATTTAAGGCGGAAATTAATACACCTCAAAAAAGAAGTGATGCTATAACCAAACTTAAAGGGTTAATTGATAAATATAACGCTTTATTAGCTGGTAATAAAACTTGTGGGACAAAGGGTAAGTATACTATTAGTGGTAAGGAAACCGCTTGTAGTATACCAAGTGCTATTGAATATAAAGTATTCACAAAACAAGTTCAAGGAAATGATATTGACTTTGTTGAATCATATAAAGCACAAAAAAAATCAAGTCAACCAACAGATTTAGATATTAGTAATTTTAAATCAGATTTAATTAAAAATAACATTTTTAATAGTTTAGATATAACAAATACCGATGGTAAAACACAAGTCAATTATGATTATTTTATTTTTGAAGGTACGGGTAAATTTGTGGACTTAATTGATAAAATAGGGAAAGATTTAAAAACAAAAAGAGAAGAGATTCAAGAAAAATTAACCATTGCGTTGTCTGAATTATTACAGAGTAAAGATAATGGAATCGGGTTTGTCCCAACAATTAGAAACGTACTTGCGGTTGTTTTTGCCAATGGTGAGGCTTTCTTACGTTTAATGGATGATGTTCATACAAAAGCTTGGGAACAGAGAGATAACAAAATTAGAAAGAATGTTATCTTTAATAAACAAATTGCGGGAGCAAGTGCCGATAATAAAAATTCAGGGGATGATGTAAATCAACCTGTTTATCCTTGGCCTCAAGTTATTAAAGAAACAACAGGAGAAAATGGTCAAGAAAAATATGAATTAAGATATCCTGGTGATAATGATATTATTGGGGAAACTAAAGGGTTTTTAAATGATGTTTGGCCGGAAATAGAATTTGTTGAAGAATTTTTAAGAGCCTTTGTACAGAGAGAAAGTCCACCATCTCCGGTGGCACCAACATCAAATAGTTTGACGGAACCTAAGAGAGTTTCATTAAATGCTATCGAATTTCCGATTAGTAATGCGGTCTTTAATAATAAAGAAGATGTTAAATTTTTCTATGAAATATATGAAAGAGTTTATTTTAGTTCACATTATTCAAGATTAAGTAGAGCGACCAATAATGTGGGTGACACAAATAATATCACGAATATAATCGCGGACGGTGAAACAATTAATATTAAAAATAGTTTAGGTACGGATAATCCATTTTTAATTAAAAAATTAAAAGAGTATGGGTTTAATGGAACAAATTTTGAAAGTGTTTTAAAACAAATTTCAAATGAAGGAATTGGTGAGAGTTGGCAAAACTACATACGAGGTATTTTCAATACAGGGTATATTAAAAACATTGTTGAGAATGCCGGATTTGAATTTGTTAATTCGGATATCTTAACAGATAGTTTATCTCAACCATTAGTTTCCTTAAATAACGAAGGTTTAGTTACTCAATATATAACTAATTCAACAACATCTAATGATGTTGATTTAGAAGACACCTATCCTTTTACAAATACAAAATGGATTCAGGGTGGATTGGCTAATGGTGGTAGTTTAGACTATAAATTGGCGTTTAATACAACCAAAGGGTTAACATATAATTTAAATAAAAAAATTATTTCAAATTTCACAGACACTCAATCAGTCGATGTGAATAGACCAATAACAAATTTTGTTTATAAAACAATTGTTGCTCCGGTGGTTGATAAAACTAATTTAAGTAATTTCTATAGTACAAGAACTTATGATGTTCAATTACCAACAGAGGGTGATATTGTATACCATAATTATAGTGGTGGGGTTAGTACTTATCAAACAACATCAATGTTTAACACGCCTTATTTTATTAACTCAATTCAAGAGGGGGTTAGTAAATTTAAAAATAGCGACCAATACCCTTATGTGTCGTCAGCATATTTGTTTTTAAATAGTTTACCATTAACGACTTTACGTGAAAAATCGAAAACATATGAAGGTGGTACTAAAAAAGATTTAGATTACCTTTTTGCAACATTAAAGAAATTTGGTGCTGTCCATAAAATGCCTTACGCTTGGATATTGAAGATGGGGTCTATTTGGTATCGTTATAAAACATATGTTAATAATGGTGTTGATATTTTAGACAACTCTTGGAAAAATTTTGATGCTAATATAAATTATGACCCAGTTAGTTCTAACCCAACTAAAACATACACATTCACAATTCCTGGTCAAACAGGTGTGACTAGTGTTGTGTTACAAAATACTGTAGATACAAGTTTTCCATTATTTTCTGCAAATTTTTCAGCAAACACAACAACAATTAATACAGGTTTCTATCCAAAATTAATAAATGACTTCAATGTCTTTTATCAAGGATTTGAAGTTTATTCAGGGTTTACTAATGCGGACATACAAAATGGGTTTAATAAAGGTGTGACATTAAATAATGTTGTTGATAGTGTTATTAATGGTTCAAATGGTGTTGCTACCGGTAATACTAGGTTTATTAAAGTAATTCCCTGGTCAGTATCAGTTAAGACACCGGATAAAATATCGTCATATGTGATGCCTTCTCAAGGTTCATTATTTAACCAAACATTTAATGAGTGTTTTAATCCTGATGGTAGTCTTAAAATTGAGGTTACCGGTAATACGTCTATGTATAATGGTTCTGTTAGGTTATTTTGGTCGGCACCGAACTATGGTTATTTTGACAATACTAAATTGGTTAAACCAACCCCTAGTCAATATTTAAAACAAGTATTTTCAGGTCAAAGTGCTCAACAAAATTATTCATTTAATGGTGTTAGTGATGATTACACAAATATTAGTGAAATGTTTTCGGTTTTTGAAAAAAACATATTAGACAAGTTTGAAACTAAATTTTTAGAATTTTCTAAATCAATATATACTTTTGATGAAGATGATTCTGAGGTGGATACGGAAACAGATAAGTCATTTAGTAATTTCCAAAAATTAATGACAAGTATGATGGTTGTACCTACGGTTAATGGATTAGGAAGTGACGGTACTGTTATCGATATTCAATCAAGACAATTAACTAATTTGTCAAATCTTATTACACAATTTTTAAATTATGATATTGTGTTTAAGTATGGTAATCCGGGAGGGTTTGACAAAAGGTTGTTTTATACATTTTCAAAACACAATATAACGTCACCTTTTACGTGGGACTATTATACACCTAATACACCGAATGGTTTACCAAGTCAAACAACCTTAGCTTTGTCACAAACAACATATCCAAGTGCTTGGAATGCTTTGAGAACATATGTTGGATTTTCTGACATACCTGAATTAACATATAAAGATAGTGGTTCATATATAACCGATTTCTTTATTGATTGTAATGTTGCGTTTACTGTTGAAAGTATAACTAATTTATATCCAATAATTAAAGTCTACGCTACTCAAAAATTAAAAGACCCAACATTGAATTATGATAAATTCATTATATTAATTAATGATTATTTAAATGGTATAGATGCGTTCAACAAAAAGATTTTAGATAATTTAATGATTAAACTCCAAAAAGAGTTACCTAATGTTAATGATACTCCTCAACAAAAAACAACAAGTGTGTTAGATAGTCCACAAAGTAAAGTGGAATTATGGGAGTCATTTAAAGCGACAAACGATAAGTGGATTGCCGGAAACGATTTTAAAACAAAAACATTATTTGAAGATATCTTATTATTGGATAGAGCAAGTCGTGATGTGGGGGATAAAATATTAGTTGATGTTATTAAACTAAAAGATAGGTTAACAGATATTAATGTTAAATCAAATATGTTAACTTATATTCAAACAATATTGGTTGAGAATAATTTTGTTGTTATGAATATTCCATCATATATTAATTTCTATAATGTACAAGACGCGGTTAAAAACGCTAAACCAAATCCTGAAGGGACTTTAGAATTTGCAAACACAATGTTTGGGACTTTTTTAAATGTTGATTATAGAAACTCTTCCGCAAAAATGGTTTGTTTTTATGGTGGTAAACCAAGTGAACAATTAGATTTAAAAAATAACGTTGATTATCGTTTTAGAAATGATGCGTTTGATTTAAGACGCGCTAGTGATAACCCATTATTGGAAAACCAAATTGGAAAAAAAGATTGGGATAAATCAAACAAAGTGGTCGGATTTAATGTGGATATTGGACCTCAAAATCAATCAATATTTCAAGGGTTTAATGTGTCCCAAAATCCCGGTAAATCAACCGCAGAATCTTTGGAAGTTATTAACCAAATGGCGAATCAGTCCGGGAATAGAGGAGGTTCAACACAAAGTACTTCATTATATAACGTATACAAAAATAGAAGTTATTCTTGTACCATTACTATGATGGGGAACGCAATAATACAACCAACAATGTACTTTAACTTAAGAAATGTACCAATGTTTAGTGGTCCGTATATGATTACAAGTGTTAATCATACAATAAATCCTGGTCATTTTGAAACAGTTATTGAAGGTATTAGACAACCAACGGCATCATTACCTAAAGTTGAAAATTATTTACAATCTCTTAAAACAACATTATTAAAGACAATTATTGATAAAGTCGCTCAAGAAAAGGCTGATAAGGCAAAAGCTTCATCAACAGGGACAACTAGTAATACAAACATTAAAAAACAGACAGAAGATAAGGTTAAAAATTTAACTAAGCCTGTTGGGACTAAAAGTGATAGTACACAAACGTGTAAACCAATTAGTAATTATGATAAGTATACTCTTGAAAAACCTTCAGCAACGACTGTTAATTATTCGGATGTTATTTCAATAATATCAACAAATACTGATAACAAAATTAGATACGCAGTTTTTGCTAAAATGTATTTAAGCTCATCAAATGGGTTTCTGAATCTTCAAACGGTTGGTCATAATTATAGTGGTGTTAATTTAAATCCATATTGGGGAGCAACAGGGGATAAATATTTTATGACTAAGTATTATTGTGATTCAAGTAATTCACCTGATGGTAAATCTCAGACAGCGTATGCCATCTTTAATAGTGTTAATGACCATATTAATTTTTTAATTGAAAGATATTCAAAAAGAGTTAGTATGATTAAAACTATTGATGCTAAAGATATTGCTAAATTTTTAATATTATATTCAGATAATGGTATTCCTAAAAATGAAGATGAATACACAACAATGAATCCTACTGATATTACAAATATTGAAAGTAGAGTACAGGAAGCTATTAATATTATTAATCCGGTTACCGGTAATGTTTCGGCGGTACCACCACCGGCAAATGTCCCACAACCACCATCATATCTTAAGATAGTTAATTTAGGTACCTTTGATAGTTTACAAGGTAATGATTATAGTTATCGTAATATCCAACAAACTAACGGTAAATATATTGTGTTAAAAATTGAAGACCCTAATTTTACCTTTGATAAGTTAGGTTCAACAACATTTTTAGATGCTAATAATCAATCAATTGGTTATGGTTGTTCAGGTGGTTCAGGGGCTTTAACTTGTACAGTTAATGGTAAAGCGTCTGGTGTATATACAATGGTTCAGGAGTATTATCCGTACAAACCACAGAATTGGGATAAGTTTGAAATACGTAGTGTACCATTTACTCAGTAACATTTACAAATAAACAGATATTTATATATAAAAAAGATTATGGATACAAAATCATTATTAGAGAATTACTTAGGTAAAAAAACCCGTACTACTGAAAAAGATATGGGTAACGGTTCAAAACAAGTGTGTGATTTGGATTCAGGAGATTGTTATACAATTAGAATGAAAGATGGTCTAATAGAAAGAGTTGACAATACAATGAGTCAAAATAGAAAAATACAAGTTGAAACAACAACTGGTGTAAAACAATTATTAAACGGATAAAATGAAAAAAATAGACAATAGAATTTTAGAAGAAATTGCTAGATATAATTCAATTAATAATTATATTGTAGAACAAGACGCTACATTACCTCCACCTCCGGGTGAAGACCCAAACGCCTTACCACCAGCGGGTGGAGCTCCGGCTCCTGTTGACCCAAATGTTGCGGCACCTGCTCCGGCAGCACCCGCAGGTCCACAACCTGTGGATTTGGCAAACGACCCTGATGTTGAAAAATTAGGTGACGAAGGTAAAGTTGGTGGTACTGAAGAAATGGATATTACCGATTTGGTAAATTCTCAGAAAAAAGTTGAACAAAAACAAGAAGAGTATTTTGATAACTTATTCAAACATTTAGACGGTTTAGAAAGTAAACTTGGTGAAATGGATGGTATTATGACTAAATTAAATGATTTAGAACAAAAAATTGAAAAATACAGAGAAAAAACTCCTCAAGAAAAATTAGAATTAAGGAGTTTAGACTCAGGGCCATTTAATCAAAAATTATCTGATTTTTTTGAAGATAAAGAAGATGATATGGAAAAATCGGGAAAAAATGAATATGTTTTAACTCAGAACGATGTTGAAGATTATTCACCTAATGAAATACAAAAAACATTTAGAAATTTTGGTGATGAAACACAACCAAATTCATTTCAACAACTAAGATAGATATGACGGTCTTAGGACCGTCTTTTTTTTTTACAAAACAATTTGACAAACACACGGCTGACACTTATACTTTTATAAACCTTTAAATATTTTAAACACTATGGCGACAAATTCATTAGACGCAGTTTTGGCTCAATACGAGAAAGCAAAACAAGGTAGTACTTCTTCTACCTCAAAATTTACACAAGAAGAAAGAATGAAAAAATACTTCGCGGCTATCCTTTCAGATAAGGAAACTCAAGGCCAAAGAAGATTAAGAATCTTACCAACTACAGATGGTACTTCACCATTTAAAGAGGTTTGGTACCACGAGATTCAAGTTGATGGAAAATTCCAAAAATTTTATGACCCGGGAAAAAATGACAATGAACGTTCACCTTTAACTGAGGTTTACGAAGAACTTCGTTCGACAGGTAATGAAAATGACAAAAAATTGTCATCGTCTTACTTATCACGTAAATTCTACATTGTTAAAGTTATCGATAGAGATAACGAAGAAGATGGTGTTAAATTTTGGAGATTCAAATCTAACTACAAAAATGAGGGTATTTATGACAAAATTATCCCTATCTACAGAAACAAAGGTGATATTGCTGACCCTGAAAAGGGAAGAGACCTTATCCTTGAATTAACTAAAGCTAAAACTCCAAAAGGAGCGGTTTACACGGTAATTCAAACAGTTATGTATGATGATGCCGCTCCAATTCACGAAGACACAAAACTTGCTGAAAGTTGGGTTAACGATGAATTAACTTGGAGTGATGTTTACTCTAAAAAACCGGTTGAGTACTTAGAAGCTATTGCAAGAGGTGAAACTCCAAAATGGAACACTGACAAAGGTGGTTACGATTATGGTAACTCTGATGAAAGTGAAACTTCATTTGGTGGTTCTAAACCATCGGCTCCGATTGACCCACAAGCGAATGACGATGAGGATTCAGATATGCCATTCTAATCAAACAAAACTTAGACATATAACTTGGACACTAGGTCATACTTGGTGTCCAACTTGTCTAAACAAACTAAAAAAATTAAATTAACATATACATATGGCAATTAAAAAACACGATTTTAAGTCCATCAAGGACAAATTCTCAACATCAGCGAAATACAAACCACAAAGTTTTTTTGACTTAGGTCCTGACTTTTTGGATGCTGTTGGATTACCTGGTCCGGCTATAGGGCATTTAAATATGTTCTTGGGTCATTCAGACACAGGAAAAACAACGGCTTTGGTAAAAACTGCCGTTGATGCTCAGAAAAAAGGTATTTTACCGGTCTTCATTATTACTGAACAGAAATGGTCGTTCGAGCACGCCAAATTAATGGGGTTTGAATGTGAAGAAGTTGTTGATGAAGAAACCGGAGAATTAGATTGGGATGGATTTTTCATATTTAATAATAATTTTGAATATATTGAACAAATTACTGATTATATAAATTCATTACTTGACGCTCAAGAAAAAGGAGAGTTAGATTACAGTTTATGTATAATGTGGGATAGTGTAGGTAGTGTTCCCTGCAAAATGACTTTTGACGGAAAAGGTGGGAAGCAACACACGGCCGGAGCGTTATCAGATAAAATTGGTATGGGTATTAATCAAAGAATATCAGGTAGTAGAAGGTCAGATTCAAAATATGAAAATACTTTAATTATCGTGAATCAGCCTTGGGTGGAGTTACCGGATAATCCATTTGGTCAACCTAAGATTATGGCCAAAGGAGGAAACGCTATTTGGTTAAATTCTTCGTTAGTATTTTTATTTGGTAATCAAAAAGGTGCGGGAACAAATAAGATAACCGCCACCAAAGATAAAAGAAGTATCAAATTTGCCATTAGAAGTAAAGTTTCAGTCTTAAAAAACCACATTAACGGATTGGGTTATGAAGATGGTAAGATTATTGTAACCCCACACGGATTTTTGGCTGGTAAAGATTCTACTGAAGAGAAATCAAATATTGAAAAATATAAAAAAGAATATGCTGACTATTGGAAAGAAATAATTGGAACTGATGGTGATTTTGATTTGAAAGAGGAAAAAGAATAAAAATGGAAACTAAAGTTTGTTCTAAATGTAAGGGAGAAAAAAAAGTTTGTGAATTTGGTAATTCAAAATCATCGAAAGATGGGTTATTATATTCTTGTAAAGAATGTAATAATAAAAGAAGTGTTAATTACCGTAAAAATAATCCTGAAAAAGTTTTAGAATTAACTAGAAATTGGACTAAAAAAAATCCTGAATGGGTTTATAATCGTCACAAGAAATGGAGAGAAGAAAATCCGGATAAAGTTAAAGAGTTAAAAAAAAATTGGTTAGATAAAAATCCGGAAAAAAGAAAACAATATCGTGAAAATTATAAACCAAGAAAACAAGAACAAAGAAAAGAGAGAAGAGATAGTGACCCTGTTTTTAATTTAACTAATAGATTGAGATGTAGACTGTGGAAGTATTTAAAAATTCTTAACATAACCAAAAAAAATAAAACTTTTGACATTGTAGGTTGTTCCCCGCAATTTTTAAAAGAACATTTAGAAACCCAATTTACTGATGGTATGACTTGGGATAACAGGAGTGAGTGGCATATTGACCACATTATTCCATTATCATCGGCAAAAACAGAAGACGAACTTTATAAGTTGTGTCATTATGAAAATCTTCAACCATTATGGGTTGAGGATAATTTGAAAAAGAGTAACAAAATTTTACAGTAACGAATACAAAAAAATAAGTGACTAAAACACTTTTGGTTGACGGAAACAATTTAGTAAAGATTGGATTCCACGGGGTTAAAGATTATTATCACAATGGAAAACACATAGGTGCCTTATGGCACTTTGTGAATACTATTAGACGTTTCATAGACGAACAAGACTTTGATAAGGTTGTTGTTATGTGGGACGGTGATGATAACTCTTCAGCTCGAAAACTTATTTATCCCCAATATAAAGAACAACGTAGAGACAGAGACAACGAGTATAAGTTAGATTCTTTCACTGAGCAGAAAGAGAGAATCAAACAATACTTAGAGGACTGTTATATAAGACAAATCAACGTAGATAATAACGAAGCGGATGATTTGATAGCTTACTACTGCCAAATCTCGGAGAACGAACAAAAGACCATCTATTCGGGTGATAAAGACCTTACTCAACTTATTTCCGATAAGGTGTCGGTATATTATCCAAGAAACAAACAAACTTATCATTTAGGAAGTAAAATCAAATGTGATTTTTACGAATTTCCTCACGAAAACATTAAAACTTATAAGATATTATCGGGTGACAAATCGGATAATATTGATGGGATATATGGGTTGGGGGAGAAGACACTTATTAAGTTTTTTCCTGAGCTACTTGAAAAGCCGGTTTCATTTACCGATATTTTAGAAAAGGCGGAAATTCTTCTAAAGGAGAACAAGGATAATAAGACACTACAAAATTTATTATCCGGTAAAACTAAAAGTGGTGTTTATGGTGATGAATATTTTGTTATTAACGAAAAAATCATAAATTTGTCAAATCCGCTAATTAGTGATGACGCTAAAGAACTTGTTGAATTGTATTATAGAGAAACTTTAGACCCTGATGGAAGGGGTCATAGAGGTCTTATTAAGATGATGATGGAAGACGGGTTTTTTAAGTATCTACCAAAGGGGGATGATGCGTGGGTTAATTTTGTTAGACCCTTTATGAAACTAACAAGAAAAGAAAAAAGAAATTATAAAAACAATTAATTAAAACTATGAAAGACCAAGAATCGGTAAAATTAGAATTCTTAATGATGGTAAATGATAACATCATTGTACAGAGATTTTTTAACGTGAGAGAGTTCAACAATGAGGGAAAAAACTCATTAGAACTTTATGAATTACTTCGTGAATTTAAAGACGATATTCAAACACAATTATCATTGAAAACCGTAACGTATATGACGGATAATATGTACGAAATCGTTAACAATCCAGCTATTTTGGAAACGTCTTATACAGATGGTCCGGAGTACTTTAACATCTTCATCAAACAAAATGATGTGACAATTTGTCATAGACAGGTGGACGCTAAAGTGTACCCTCCAAAGATAAGATATACTGTAGATGTACGCCCACACCTAAAAAACCTATTGATGAACTTAACTGACATCTTTTCATCTAAAAATTTAACAAAAAAATATATAGATGTTACCCTAAGTGTGTAGTATTTATTATTACACTAAAAGAAAAAATATATGGCGTCAAACAAAAATTTCGAGTATCTAGGTAGTACCTTTCAGATACAATTATTAAACCAAATCATTATCGACAAAGACTTTTCACGGTCAATTATAGATGTGATTGAAACAAGTTATTTTGAGAATAAATATTTTAAGTTAATCATTCAAATGATTAAAGAGTATTATACAAAATACGAACACACACCAACCTTTGACACATTAGAACAAATTACAAAATCTGAGATACAACAACCTCTAGCGGCTAAAATCATTATTGATACCCTTACAAAAGTTAAGGAGTCTACGCTTGAAGGAGCTGAATTTGTACAAGAAAAATCAATGAAGTTCTGTAAACAACAGGAGTTACAGAAAGTAATGGTTAAAGCTCAAAAAATCATCGACACTGGTGAATTTGAGAGTTATGACACATTAGAAGAGATGGTTAGTAAAGCATTACAAGTAGGAGAACACGATAAGGGGACGGAAAGTGTTTTTAGTAACTTAGATGATGTTCTAAACGAAGATTATCGTCACCCAATACCGATGGGTATTCCGGGGATAGATAGACTCTTAAAAGGTGGCCTTGCTAAAGGTGAAATCGGTGTGGTATTAGCCCCAACAGGTGTAGGTAAATCAACATTACTTACAAAAATTGCGAATCACGCATTTAATTTGGGATACAACGTGTTACAAATATTCTTTGAGGATAACCCAAAGATTATTCAACGTAAACACATTACATTATGGACAAAAATCCATCCGGATGATTTGTCTTTAAGAAAAGATGAAGTAATGATTAAAGTTCAAGAAATTAAGGAAAAAATGCCTAACGAATTGATACTTAAAAAACTTCCATCTGATACTGTAACAATGATGCAGATTAAGAATCAAATCAGAAAAATGATTTCGGAAGGAATCAAGGTTGATATGGTATTATTGGACTACATTGATTGTGTGGTTCCTGATAAAAACTTGGGGGATGAATGGAAATCTGAAGGGTCTGTGATGAGAGGTTTTGAATCTATGTGTCACGAACTTGACTTGGTAGGGTGGACAGCAACTCAAGGTAATAGAAGTTCAATATCTTCGGATGTTGTAACAACCGACCAAATGGGTGGTTCTATTAAAAAGGCTCAGGTTGGGCACGTAATCATTTCCGTTGCTAAATCTCTACAACAAAAAGAAATGAAATTAGCGACCATAGCAATTACTAAATCACGTATTGGTGATGATGGGGTTGTATTTGAGAATTGTAAATTTGATAATGGTATGTTAGAGATTGATACTGAGAGTTCAGTAACATTCTTAGGTTTAGAAGAACAAACCGAAGAAAGAAATAGACAAAGAATAAAAGATTTGTTAGATAAGAGAAAAGAAAAAAACCAACAACAAAATAATTAATATGGCAGAAAAAATATTACAACCGAATAACGATAGATTCGTTATCTTCCCAATCGAACATAATGATATATGGGAATTTTACAAACAACATCAAGCAGCTTTTTGGACGGCAGAAGAAGTGGATTTATCTAACGATATTAGAGATTGGGAAAACCTATCAGATAATGAAAGATTTTTCCTTAAAAATATATTAGCGTTCTTTGCAGCGTCTGATGGTATTGTAAATGAAAACTTGGCA